GGGCGGTAGGAGCCGCCCGACCGCGCGACGAAGAGATTGGCGGGATCGAAGCCCGGCGTCGGCGACGGCACGGCGACGATCGTCACCGGGTCGGTATAGGCGGTGGTCTCGCCGGCGGCGTTGGTGAGCGTCACTGCGCAGCGGATGACGCTGCCGTTCGACGCTCCGGCATAGCTGGGTCCGGTCTCGTTCTCGATGTCCTGCCAGCCGCCACTGTCGATCTGCCACTGCCGGCTCAATGCCCCGAGCGGAGAGCCCGTCCACCCGCCTTCCGAGCACCACAACGACCGGCCGGAAAACGGCTCGCCGATGATCTTCGGCAATACGGCGTTGACCGGCGGCGAAGGTGGCGGAATGTGGCCCTGCCGTATTGTGTCGTCGAGAGCCCACGCACCGTGCCGGCCGGCGTCGCGCCATTCTTCGGGGCCGAAATCGATGCCGTATTTATGCTCGAACACCATCACGAGGTAGGGCGTGCCGAACTGCCGTGCGGCATAGGACATGGTGTAGGCGGAGGTGAAGGTCGGATACAACTGATCAACGTCATGGTGAGCGGCGAAGTTCGATAGGAACGGCTGGCGCGCAGTCTCGGCCGAGATGTCGGCGCGATACCAGAAGCCCATGCCGCCCGTCGCGCGCCAGCCATGAAAGTCCAGCGCCACGTCCACCTGCGGCGGCAGGTCGATGGCGAACGCGTCCTGATAGATCGTACGAAGCTCGCTGTCGTCGTTCGGGTCCGGATCGTACCAGATGCGATTGCAGTCACTGTCGGTCTCGACATCGACGCGGGTCTCGCCGGCGTGAAGCCCCTGCGCGTTGACGCGCGGATAGACGAAGAAGGTGCAGTCGCGGCGCAGGCGCTGCGCCCGCGCCGAGACGCCGAGGATCGTCTCCACGAAGCCCTCGAACATGTAGTGGCCGACGAACTCGTCCTGATGAATGCCGCTGGTGAGCAGCACCTTGCGCGGCCCGGTGCCGACGCAGAAGGCGTGGCTGTCGATGTCCGGCACGCTGCGTCCGTTGGTGCAGACGCGCGCCGAGACGGTGCCGATCCGGTAGCCGTCGATCGCCGAAGGCGTCGGCCGCGTCAGCGGATGGCCCAGCCACTCTTTGATCTTGTCGTCATACCGCTCGACGGTGTAGCGCGGCGCGGTGGCGAGATAGATGGTGTCGCTGGCGAACGGCGCGTCATTCGACAGTTCGAAGCGGTTGTTCGGCGTGTCGAAATCCTCATTGTCAAACCGATACCATGGGCCCTTGGGGTCCACCGCCCAGCAGATGCGCCACTGGCTGTAGTTGTAGTTGCCGGGCGACCGCCGCAGGAGGAAGATTGTCGGGCTCTTGCCCGCAACGCCGCGCAACCGCGCCATGAAGGTGCGCCGGCCCCATCCGGGCGTAGTGATCGGTTCGCGCTCGGCGAGATACACCCAGCTCTGATCGCCCGCGATGGCCGACGAAGGATCATAATCGCCGCCGTCGAAGTCCCGATCCAGCGTCACATCGCCGAAAGAGACGAACTCTGGCAAATCGTCGCGATGCACGAACTTCTGACCCGGCGTCGCATCGGACAGGTAGTAATAGTCATGCGCCTGCCGCTGTTCCGGCGACAGCGCGGTGGCCTCGGCGACAGTAAGCCTGCGCGGAACGACGATGTCGAATTCCTCGCGAAACACCTTCGCCGCGATGACGCGGTCGGTCTCAATCGACCCTGCACCCGAACCGCCGGCACCGCCCGCCGCCTCCAGATCGGCGACGCGCCCCACCAGCCCGGCGATCTCGGAGGAAAGCCGCTCCTTCGGCAGGCACAGAAAAACCATCGGATCGGTCATGTAGATGCGAGACGCCTCGGCCGTCGCATCCTTGACGTGGATGACCCGCCCGCACCGCGCGGTCGCAGGCGCGATGCCGACCCGCGCCGAGCAGGGCACCTCGCCGGCACTGGCGCCGGAGCGCACGCCAAGCTCGACAGGATCGCCCACCGGCACAGTACCGGCCGGGTCGGAATACCATTGCCATGCTGCCGACATCGACACCGCCGTTGACCCGGCATACCAGCCCAGACGCGTGCTCACCCAATATTCCTGCCCAGCCTCCACCGGCGTCGGCGCATGCGTCACCTCGATTCTCGCCGTCGATAGTTCGGTGGCGAGCAGATACTCGGCGACGCGGGTGGCGTTGGCTACGCCCCGCGCGATGCTGCCGCCGACCGTCGAATACAGAGAAATGCTCGTGCAGTTCGGGTCAGGATGCAGGTTCGGCCCCAGCAACCCGCGCCCGAGCGCCGGGCTGATAACGGCGCGAGCCTGAAGCTCCGACGACCCGACGCTGCTGAGCGAGGCAAGTGCGCCAAGCATGTCGATCGTGACGTCTTCCCGCCATGTCGACCAGACGCCGGCCGCATCCCGCGACCTTCGCCATGCGCGCGGCGCTGTGGACGAGTGCAGATAGGCAAGCTGCGTCGCGCGCGGCGGGTTGGCCTGGAGATGCAGCAGCATCAGATTGCCAGACGAGATCGGCGTGCCAATCGTCGCGCCGACCGTGCCGGAAGCACGATAGAAGCCGATCCGGTCGATGACATCCCAATCGAGCGCCGTCTCTGCGTTTTTAAGCAGGATGGCGTTGGTCACGGCCTCCGGATCAATATCTGCCGTCCCGACCGTATCCTTCCCCGCCAACGCGCCGTCGGCAGTCACCAGATCGCCCACGCGCGTCCAGCCTGCCGGTGATGCCGACCAGCGATACTCGCCCTTGTTCGGCACGGTCTCGCTCGTCACCGGATCGGTATGCGTGCCTTCCCCGGCCGTCACTCTGCCGGGCTGGAGCTCGACCGTGCCAGCCTCGCCAGACAGCACCGCCCAGCTTTCAGCCACGCGATAGCCTTGGCCGGCTGCCTCGATGCGGTCGGAGAGTTCATCGATGACTGTCGTGTCAGCCTTGCCGTCGATCTCGCGGACCATTTCCTCGGCCAGCAGGAGCGCATCGCCCATGGCTGCGCCCCGAGGCCGGCCCTGCGCGTCAGTGGGCGCATAAACATCAGCGGGCGTCTTAGTGTACGGCATTGATACATCTCCAGATGCAAAGCGTCAGCCGTCGTCGCCTCGCGAGGATCGACGGGCCGTTTCCAGATTTTCGAAGGTGCAGGCTGCTAGCCGGCGGGCGGCGGTGTCAGCGTGATAATGTTGGACGAGGCGCTTTCGGTGCCGTCAGACGCGAGCGATATCGCCCGCACGTCGGTCTGTGTGCCGCCTATAACGACAGGATATTCATCAGTGACGTGATGCGGCCGGGCGCTCTCGGCCGCGACATCTATCCACGGGCCAACGCCCATGATCGTATAGTCGCGCTTCTGGATTTTTGTCGCGACCACATTCAGGCTATCGCCCGTGACGGCGAAGAAGGTGTTTTCGGGTTCCGGAGCTGGCTCCAGCACCGGCGCCACGGGTGCGGTGTTGTCGATCGCTACCGGCCGAACCGAGAGCGACTCCGACCAATAGGAGCCTTCCTCGTCGCTGTTGAAGAACCGGACCCGAAAGTCAGCGTCGAGACCTTCGTAGTCGGCCGGCGCGTAGGCGAGCCATGTGTTCGTCGGGATGGGATTGGGAAAGCCGGGTTCAATCACCCGTTCTTCCGTCATCGACGCCCATGGCAGAGGATTGCCGTCCGAGAACGTCCGCCTCGTCGCCTCGGCCACCGTGCCGCCGGTCACGCCGGTGAACCTGATCCTGATTTCTCGCGTGGTGTCGGGATACTCGACCTGAACGTACTCGACTGGCGCGGCAGGGGTGTCGAGGTCGCTTTCGTATTCGAACGCCGGCAGAACAGGCGGAGGCATGGCTTCCATCGTCGCCGGGTTCCACTCCACCTGAAGCTCTGCCGGAACCACCGTCACGGGAATCTCGCAGGTGCAATCTGCCTGGTCGGTTCTGACCGGACCTTTCCGGCATTTCAGGCTGACCGGCGCGCCATCCTCGCCGACATCAGGCACCTGAATGGTGACAACCCGCTTGCCCCATGTCGCAAGCCCGGCCATCGTCGTTTTGATGAGGCCGCTTTCAGCGCGCGCCTCGTAGAACATCCGTCGAGCGATGCGTGATGCCTGATGGACGTTGTCGCAGAACGGCAACCGGACACGCCGCTCCTGATCACCATAGACGTCAATGTCGTGAGCCACCCTCGCCCACCCGACGCCGCTCAGATCGCCCTCGGCAATCTCGTACATCCGTTCAGGCGCGAAATATTCAAGCGTGCAGACGTTAGGCCGCTTCGCCCCCTCGGGCCCGGCGGAAAGGTCGTGGTCGATATAGGGCGAGGCGATGCCGTCCTGCTCGCGGCTCCACGGCATGACGAGTTCGGTCGCCGGGTCGTCTTCCAGCCATGCGAAGGTGTATTTGCCGTCCTCGGTCTCGCGCAGTTCCAGCCCGGCCGAGTCCAGCATTTCGAGCACGATGTCCGTGGTGAGCGGACCTTCCCATCCGCCGGAGAGAGTGCAGCGCGGCGCAGTTCCGCCGACGACCGGCACAAGCGTATCGGCCTCGTCGGCACGCGCGGCGATGTCGGCCCAATCGAGCATGGCGCTAGACCAGCCCGGAAGGCGGCTGATCCAGTGCGCGCACCACAAGACGCCGTTGCGCGTCCACGCGGTCTCGTCGGTGCGAGGGTCGTAGGCGCGTCCAACGCGGGCCAGTATCTTGACCGGCTTCACGCCCCCGGTCAGCAGCCGAGGGAAGCGCGGACTCCCTGTCCCCGGATTGATGAATGTCAGCAGCGTCTGGCCGATACCGGCGACGCGGTGATCATCGGTCCACAAGGTCGGGAAATCGGCCTTGAGCTGCGGCCACGCGGTTTCCGAGCCATCACCCGGCTTGGTGCGCAGATAGAGGTTCGATCCGCCGGTTCTGGCGAAGGGCGGGCTCGAAACGGCCCCGTCCTCCTCGACCGTGATCGAGCGGCCATCGTAGAAATATTCTTCCACCGCATCGATCGGCCCGAAGCAGTGCAGAACCAGCCGCTGAATGTTGTAGCCGGCCGTGTTACCGAAACCGATCTTGCCCTCCATCATCACGCGACCGAAGGCGTAGCGTCCGTGTCCTTCGGCGCCCTTGCTCGTGTTCTTCAAGGTATTGGGATTGGCGGCCGGTTGGCGCGCCAGCGCATAGCTGGCAGCCTGTAATCCGATGTACGCGCCCGCAAGCGCGATATTACCCAGGAAGGCAGCGCTCACGGTAGGTAGCAGCGGGCCAAGCCCAAGCGACAGAAACCCACCAATGATAATGCTACCAATCGACACGGGATCGGCATAGGCATGCGCTGTCATAGCCAGCAGCGAGGCGCTGGCCATTATCACCGTCTTCAATTTCATGGCTAGACCTGCCAGACCTTCAGAAGCAGAGGGATTTCCAGGACCTCGCCATCGACGCGCCGCAGGGTACTGCTCGGCACATGATGGACGCGAACGCCCATCTCGGCCCGGCGCATGATGACTTGGCCCGGAAGAAAGATGCCGCCGACCGGTCCATGAACGGTCTGGATGATACCGACATCGCCGATCTCTGGCCCGCCAACGCGCATCTTCAGGCCGAGTTGAGCCGCGACGTGGTTCCAGATGTTGACGAGACCGCCCCACGCCTCGATCTGCTCATGCGCCTCTTCCTTGGTGGAATAGTCGGGCCAATCGAACGTCTTGCCCGTCGCCTCGGATACCCAGCGGGCAGGCAGCATCGAGCAGTCATCGACGCCCCACTCACACGGCTTGCCCTTCAACTCCTCGGCAACGGCGCGCAGCCGATCCCCTCGCTCCCGGACTTCCTTCGCCGTCAGACTCATGGCTTGTAGACCTCGACGATGTCGGCCGAGATGTAGTCGAGGCCTTTGTCGCCCGGATACCGCTGGCGCTGTCCCGTAGGCGACCACATCGAGCCCATAGTCGGGAAGTTCAGCCCCTCGAACTCCCCGATGATTTTGAGCGAAATCGCCCGCACGACAGGGCCGTTGATAACGAGTCGGGGCGCGGTCAGACGCCCCTGCATCATCCTGCGAAACATGACGACAGGCTCGCCGGTCTCGGCGTCGAAGGTCGCGAAGTAGAGATCGCAGGCGCTGCCCTCGATGGCGTGGCGGTCATCCCAGATCGATTTCAGGAACTCGCGGTTCGCCCCGGACATGACGACATCGACGGCGGGCGCCTGCCCGAAATACGACTCCTCCACCGCACCAAAGCCGACGAGCTGGCCGCCGAACGGGTCGGATACCCCTTCCCATTCTTGGCCGCCGGCCTCGACCGGCCCCATCCCGGTATGCAGCCGGCGTTCCCCCGAAGGAAAGTCGACATGCGCGAACCACGCAGGCTGGATATAGAGGCGAGATAACGCCTCGAAATCAGCAGGTGCAAACGTTGTCATTTCGGACGCCCTTGCATAGCATGCGGCGGCATGGGAGGCACCTCATGCGGTATATTGTTCTGCTTGCGGTCGGGCTGCTCGGCGGGTGCGCTCAGACCCCCGGCACTGGTACCGGCGCTATAATCGGGCCCTTGCCGGCGGCTGGGATCGTCCAGACTTCGGCGGACAGCGCCAAGATTCAAATCGTCGATGTTCCGCCGCCAGGCTCCGTTGAGATAGGCACAGTCGAGGGCCTGTCATGTCGTAACAGCGCGCTCGATCCCGCGCCGACCGAAGAGAAAGCCAATGCCCAGATTCGGGAGAAGGCCATGGCAATGGGAGCGACAGGCGCTGCTCGTATCCGCTATGAACGTGGCGGCACCAGCTTCGTCACCAATTGCTGGTCTACGGTCAAGGCAACCGGCATCGCTTTTCGTCATCCAGCGAACTGACGCCTGACATACGGATCGATCACCTCGACGAGATCGACCGAGAACTCGTCGGTGACGGCAAGCCCTCGCCGCGGCGGCAAGACGCCCGGCCGTGGTCGCATGACGATGACCGGATGCAGAGTAGCGAAATCATCTGTCGTCAGTGCTTTGCGCAGGCACGGCCAGATCCGATACCAACCATCGCCGCGCTCCTCGGTCACCGTATAAAGGCCGAAGTGTAACGGGTAGAACCCGAACCACGAGCCGAGTGGCAGGCGATGCCCCCAATGTTCGTCCGCCAGTCGGATAAGGTGCGAGCCGTATGCCGCCGGTGCCGCGATCTTGACCGTCGGCGCCGTCGGTTCCCACCCCTTCCCGTTCGACCACGGCTTTCCGTTCGACCAGTTGACGTCCTTCAGCCCCCGCCAGCCGAGGCGTGCGGGGACATCAAGGCCGGCATCACGCGGCGAGATCATGTCCGGGTCGAACACAGGCAGCCGGAAGGCATTGGCCCCGCCATGGACGCCGATCATCCGACCTCGCTGCGTCAGCGCACCAAGCCCAGCCTTATGATTGAACTCGACATTGAGCGCGACGACATCCCCAACACCCGCATAGACCTGTTCCGAACCGTCCTGCGCTGTGTTCGACCCCGAGTTTCGGGCCATCGGCCCTGAGATCGGCGTAAGGGCCGTGATGCCCGCATCGCTGAGAGAGATCAGGCGTGCCATCAGACCCCGCCTCCGGGTGAGATTGTACGCGTGCGCCGGGTGCGGCCCGTGTCCATGGCCCCGAGTGCCATTGAGGGGACGGCGCGCGCCACCTGCGCGCCCATCTTCGCGCTCGAACTATCCGCGATCCCGTGCACAACGCCCCCATCATCGACGAAGACGCCGCGGACGAGGATTTCCTGAACGTAGTCGCGCTCCTTCATCCGAGACGCAGATGCCGAAAGCGCGCTGATTGTGCGGTCGGTCTGGCCGCTGGTCAGTACGGTCTCGTGCTTTTTGACGAGTGCCATCATCTCGTCGTGCTTGGCGCGAGGGGCGCCGATGTTGCCGCCGCCGTGGAAGACGCCAGCGAAGGGAGCGCCGGTCGGGAATTGGACGACATTGCCGGTTTTCCCGACCGTGCCGCCGCCGTGGAAGGAGACCCCCAAGAGGCCGCCCATGAGGCTCTGGAAGATACCGCCGCCGAACAGCCCCTTCCCGCCGCCAGCGACATTCAAGCTGTTCATCAGCTTCAGGACGACCGGAATCAGGTCGAGGAGCGCATCTTTCCAATCCTTCGAGCCGTCAATAAGCCCGCGCAGCAGATCGCCGGCTGAAGCCGCTGCATCCTTCCATGCCTCTTGGCTTTCTTTCGCTTCCTTGAGGGCCATGGCCTCTGCCACGTGGGCATCGACCTTTTCGTGAATCAGCCGGATTTGCTCTTCCGAAATGCCGGCGTTCTGCCAGTCCTGATCGCCTTTGCGGCGTGCTTCTTCCCTCGCTTGCTTTAGCGCCTCCTGCTCGAGCTTCAGCGCCTCTTGTCGACGAAGTTGCTCGGCGTAGGACAGATTGAGAGCGTTTCGCTCCTCAATGAGCGCCTGCGTGCGATCCTGAAGCGCTTGCAGCATATTATCGAAGCGGTCATCGGCGGTTTTGCGCGGGGCCGGCGTCTTCTTCGGCGTCTTGAAGCTCTCGCGCTGGGCAATGTTGGCGAGTGCTACGTCCCTTATGGAACTCTCCGGCAGATACGCCTCGCGACGCTCCAGTTCCTTGCGGACCCGGCTCATCTCGTCGGCGAGTTCCTTTTCGGCCTTTGTCATCGAGGCCAAACGCATGGCCTGGCGCTCATATGCCTCGCCTCGCGTCTGCATGTCGCCAAGCGCCTTCATCGAGGCGTCTTCGGCGGCGCGGACCTCGCCGTAGTTGATGCGGATATTGACTACGGTGCCGTCGAGGCGAGCCAGATCGTTCTCCAGCCGGCGCGCGGCCTCGCTGCCTGCATCGAGAAGCGGGGCGATCTCGTCGAGCGTGGCAAGCAGCGGATCAAGGTCTTTGTGCCGATTGGCGATCTGCTGAAGTTCTTCGCGGAACTCCTGTGTGAACCCGCCGGCCTCTCGGACAGCCTCGATGATCTCTAGAAACCGCTCGAAATCGGCCAGTTGCGTCGTCATCGCCTCCGGCACATTGAGCCCGGCGCGCTCAAGGGACGCGATAGAATCCGACAGGCGGAGAATGTCGCCGCTCACCTCTTTGATGATCGCGTCGAAATTGTTGAGCTTGCCGGTCAGCCGATCCCACAAGTTCCCGTGTTGGATACGGTCGAGTTCGACATTGACCTTCGCAAGCTCTTCGCGGAGCCTCGTCGTGTTCCCGGTCTTGATCGCCTCGTCGATCTCGCCCGCCTTGTTCTTGGCATCCTCGGCAAGGAGGCCCGCGTCCCGGAGACCCTGTATCCAGTCTGCGGTCGCGGCGTCGGCGTTCGACATCGCGCTGCCGATCATGGCTACTGAGCCAAGAATAGCGAGGAGCGCCGCGCCGGGGGCGCCGCCTACCAGCCCGAGAAGGAACCCACCTGTACGCTGCGCGGCGCTCAACGCCACAGCGCGAGCTGTCGCTCTTGATGCCGCAGCCCCGTACTGCTCGGTGGCTGCTGTTAGGGCTTTCTGAGAAGCTGCGTTCGCGAGGTTGGCCTTGTAGAGCGCCTGCGAAGCCCTGTGTCGGGTCTTTTCGGTGGCAACGCCCTGGGTGACGGTGTTGTAGTACGCCTTCGCGCTGGCGAGCCTTGTGGCGTTCGCGGCAGCCTCGGCTTGAGCGGCTTTCAATGACTCCTGTGCCGCAAGCTTGGACTGAGCGCGTGCCTTCGCCGTTTCTGTCGTAACCGCCCGGATGCCGCCTGCAATGGAAGACATCGCCCGGCCGCCGAGGGCAGAGACCATTGCGATGCCGAGAAGCGACAGCGCGGTCGCCACGTCTCCAACGTTCTCGGCCAACATGTTGAGCGTGCCAACGATAATCAGCGACGCAGCATCCGCCTGCTTGGAATCCATCGCGTACTTGGTGACGGCGTTACCGACGCGCGTCCAAGCCTGCTCGATGGTAGAGGTCGTCTTCGCGAAGGCCGCATCGATCTCATCCGATGCCCCGATGATGGCTCTCGTGACGACATCCGCGGTCAACTGGCCGGCATGCGCCATCTCGCGCAGCTTGCCGATGGTGACGCCGAGATGCTTTGCCATGCCCTGAAGCAAAACAGGGGCGTTCTCAGCCACCGACCGGAACTCGTCGCCGCTGAAGCGGTTGGACGCGATGCCCTGCGAAAGCTGGACGGCGCCGCCCCACGCCTCGGCCGTGGTCGCTCCACCGACGGCGAACGCCTTCTGCACCGTCTCCGTCATCCGAAGCAGGTCTTTCTGCTTCATGTTCAGGTGCTCGACCGCGCGTGCGGTGCGGGCGTAGATCGTCACGGTGCCGTCGAAAGACGATCGGGACCGCTGGGCGACTTCATAGAGCGCCTGCTGGGTATCCTTCAGGTCGTTGGCGTCGGTTGTGACTGTGCGAAGCTGGTTGCTGAGACGGTGGGCACCATCCACGGTTCGGATCATGCCTGCCGCAATAGCCGCTGGGAATAGACCGCCCACGGCGACGCCAGCCGCAAGAGCGACACCTTGAAGCTGATTGATCGCCGTTCCGGCGCGCAGGGCACTGAGCGTGAGACTCGTCATACCCCGCGTGTTGATGTTGCCCATCGAGCGGTTGAGCCCGCCAATAGAGCGGTCGATACCGGCAACGCTGCGGGAGACGGACGCGCCAGTGCGATCAACGGCGCCCGCGAACGCATTGAGCCCAGCCATGCCCGGCCCAAGCTGCGTCGAAAGCAGAACATTGATCGAGCCGACGCGGGCCGCGGTGGAGACCATGGGCTACGTGCTTTCTGCGGATGGAGCAGACCGGATGCGCTCAACAACCTCGCGAAACGAGGGCGGCTTGTTCTCGCGGGTCAGCTTTTCCAGTTTGGGGATCGTCTTCGCTCGTTGGAGCTTGGCGTTGAGCCAGGCGACGGTGATCGCCTGCTTGAAATCCTGGGCCTCTTTCTCCGATCTCGCCTTGGCGATGCGGAAAATCTCGTGAGGCGTCAGTTCCCAGACGGTGGTTGGGTCGAGGCCATATGTGTCAGCAGCTTGAAGAGCCCGCTCGACAACGCTTCGTCGAAAGGGACACCATTCTCTTCCGCCGCCTCCTTGGCTCGCTTCAGGTTCTCGGCATCCTGCTTCTTGCGAGCCTCGACGGCCTCCTCGACAAGCTGGGCGTGTGTCTTGCCGAGCCACGACTTCGAGATCGCGTCCATGATCGGCTGGTATACGCAGGCGAGATCGAAATCCTCGCGCTGGGTGAGGTCGTGGAAGAACTCCTCGTCGTCGCCGACCTTCTCGACCTCGCCCTTGCTGTTCCGCTTGCGCAGGCCGATGGCGAGAATCTTCGTCAGATCAGGGAAAGCGCGATCAACGCACGCCTGCTCCATGTCGTTGAAAAAGTCCCGGCCGTACTCCGCCTCCAAGGCGGCAATGTCGGCCAGGGTGAAGGCGATGAAGTAGCCCTTCCCGATTTCAGGGATGGCTACTTCGCCTTTGAGAGGATTCACGGCCACAGATCACCTCACGGGATCGGCGTGTAGGTGTCGGCGCCGGTCTTCTTCAGCGTCACCGTCATCTGCATCACGCCCTGAACCGGGAACGAGCGGGTGACGCCCATTACGAGGGCCGAGAAGTTGTAGGTTTCCGTCTCGCCGGGAGCGACGATCTGGAAATCCAGCACTTCGCCGATCTTGCCGCGCAGTCCTGTGGCACGGTTATGCGTCGCGTGGCCGGGCAGATAGTTGACCGGGAAGCTGATCTCGGCGCCGTCCTTGAGCCCAGCGATGTACTCGCGGCGACTATTGGGCGACTGATGGTTCGTGACCTCGACGAGTTCGATGGTGTCACCATCCTCGAAATCGCCAACCTCGCCGATCTCGACAAAGCTCTGCGGGCTCCCGCCGTCGCCCATTCGCAACTTGGTGCCGTAGCCAAGCTGCGCCTCACTGTTCGGATTTGCCATGTTCCTGTCCTTTCACGAAAAAGCCCGGCGCGATGGCCGGGCGTCGGGCTTCCGATTGCTGGGGATGTCAGTCCGCCAAACCTTCCTCGTCGGCGTACTTGACCTGCTTGCACTGGTGGACTTTGGCGTCCTGCTCCTTGAACGTCGTCGCGAGGCACTTCGGACATTCCCACATCGGCTTGCCCGCCCACCGCTTCTCGATCATGCCGCCTACACCGGGCACGTCGGCCGCGGTGAGGCGCTTCTTCTTCTCCGGCTCCGGCATGTCCTTCGGCTTCACGGCCGGCGTGGATCGGCGACGCTTGGGCCTCTCCTCGGCTGGCGCAAAGGCGTCCGCGATCGTTTCCGTAACCTGCGCCATTTTCTCCGGGGACATTCCCATCGCGTCGGCAGCCTTCATGGTGCGCTCGAACACCTCGAACTTCTCCGGCAGCGCGGAGACGGGCTTGTCGTCCTCGGTCATGTCGTTCTCCGATAGTAGGCGGTGTACTCGCTGATATGGCGGAAGACGTTGGGGCCGGGCTCGAAGTCAGCAGCGGTGTTGAACCTCTCTGATAATTGCACCCAGCAACCGCTCAGCGTCCCGGTCCAGTTCTCCAGCGCCGCGACGACGGCATCTCCAAGCGGCAAGGCTGTCTCGGCGTTTGCGCAGCGGCACGTCACCCGAATGTGCGCATCCAGAAGGCCGACCGGCCCTTGGTGGGTGTAATCCTGCCCCTCTTCGACCAACTCCAACAGGATGTGAGGGTGAAGCGAATTTTGCGCCACCACGGCGACATGTATGCCGCCTTTCAGCTTCGTCGCGACCGCCGGCGCCGCCAGAAGCCGCGCCTTGTAGGCCGCGAGGATCATCATGTCATTTGCCCCGGTAGGCTACTGCGCGGGCATGCTGCATGATGCCCTTGCCGAGTTCATCGACCATGATCTTGACGGCCTGATCATCGTGCGCTTCAAATGCCGGCGTCAGGAATGGTTTGGCCCGCGCGCCGGGGTGCATCCGCCCGCGCTTAGGTTGCCAGTGGGGCGCAGTTCCGAATTCGACGAGTGCAGATATTCCAATGCCCCTACCCGACGCCGCGATAACCCACTGACTGAGCGACGTCGTGCCTCGCAGCTTCCGGATGACGAGGGACCGGCTCAAAACCCCGCGCTTGTAGCTCTTGTTCTTGCGCAGGTTGGCCTTGGCTGCGCGCAGGATCGGCGCCATCGCTTTCCGAGACGCTTTACCAACGACTCCCTGCGGCAGTCGGGCGAGCTTGCGGATGGCAGCGGCCGTCTGTCGGTGCCCTGTGACTTTCGACATTACATCGCTGTCCTGACGACTTCCCACGCCTCGCCAGACGTGATTTCCTGCAAAGTCCATTGCGTCCACGCCATGCGGCGGAACCATTCATTCCGATCCGGCGTCACAAGCGCCTGGCTGACGTGATGCGAGGTGACATCCCAAGCCATCGCACCCTCATCGACCGTGATCGCCGGGATGCCCGCCAGAACCGCATCGACGGTCGCATTCGAGTTGTAGGCGATGACGCATGCCGCCTCGGACAGATCGCGCTCCAGCGTTCCCTTGGAAACCATGTACGACGGCACCGGAAACTGCTGCCCTCGCCGCACTGCTTCTGGATGTGGCCGGAACCGCACATCGACGCCCATGCGGTCCAGTTCATCGATCGTGTCCTTCAGCCATTCGAGATAGTTGACCGTCAGGAGAGACTGGTCGCCGAGCACCTGCCCAGCGATCAGGTGATAGCCGTCGAACCGTTCCCATTCTTTCGCGAGGCCGCCGTGGCTGGACCAGAACCGCTGGCCCTCATCTTGAGGCTCTGGGAACCGGGCGCGGTTGTTGAGGCCATCCCAGCCCAGCGATGTCCAAATTCCCATACGATCGCCGATATACCCGCGTTCCATGACGAGGATCGGCTTATCGAACCCAGCCTCGCGCAGCCGGCGCCCTACCCGCCATCCCCAGATCACAGCAAGGTCTGCGCCGGCCTCTGGCATGTTCGAGAACGTCGATGTGTGAACGCCATGGCGCTGGAAACCGTGGAGCATTGCGCTTGCATGCCCGCTCATTCCGCGCGGCGAGTGATAAACGGCTGCCCTCATTTGAAGATGACACCGATGCCCATCGTTGAACCTTCGCCGACAAGCTCGACGTGCTCGTGCTCAACCTTCAGTTCTGCCCAGAGGTGCGGCACCTCGACAGCATTGCCGTGGACCTTTTCGGCCTCGCCATGCCCCACGATGTCGTGGAACGCGATCAGCGGGGCGAACCGGGCATAGTTCTCCCAATCCGCCTTGACGCCGGCATAGCGATGATCGCCGTCGATCAGCGCCGCGTCGTATGGCCCCTCGACCATGACAAGCTGACGGATGCCGGCCGACCTGCTGTCGCCGAAGATGCAGCGGGCATCGTAACCGCGGCCGCGCAGGTCAGCGCAGGCTGCCTCCAGATGCTTCCGGCTTTTGTCTGTGCCCCACATCCCGCCCGGAAGATCGACGGCGACGCCCTTCGACCCCTCCGGCAGCGCCATCATGATCTCGAAGAACGTGTCGCCGTGCCGGGCGCCGATCTCCAGATACCGCGTCACCTGCCGGGCGCGAAGAAGGTCGATGAACGAGCGCAACTCGAACTCGTTCTGGCTGGCCCGGCGGCCGGATCGTGTCTCAAGCAAGATGTTGCTCCAGATTGCAGGCTGGCAGCCATGTGATCGTCGAGGTCGGCGAAGCGTTCAGAACCTCCACGCCCAGCCCGCCCAGCGCGTCGGTCAGGGTGCGGAAGTGCCGTCGCCACGTTTCAGTATCGGAGCACATATCCATCCGGCCTTGGTGGAGGCCGAACCAGTGATCCCGCGCGCCGCCGTCCGAGAAGTCCATTCCCACGATGATGATCGTCTTCGCACCCAACTGCGCCGCGACATGCACCGCCTGATAGCCCGAGTTCGAACCGTGGCGAACATTGCCGGGCACCGGGTCGAAACCGTCGGG